CTAATCGCATGACAATAAATCTCACATTTATCTATTGTATTACTTATATTTAGAAGGTCCATGAATAATACAAATGACGCTACAAGTTCTGCCTCCCGAACTTCTGGAGGCTCCCAAAGACAAAATTGAAACCCGTGAACCTCAACCTTATTGGAAGCCCAGCTCACTCAAAGATGGAGAATCTGAAGAGTTCCGATTGCTGGGTTGTTATGAAACCGGTCATGCAATCATGGGCTGGCAGTACGCCAGTGAAGCTCGCGGCGATAACGGTGAACTTCGTTTTTCTGGTTACGTGGTTACTCGCTCTCACCCTGGGCAGCCTGATGACCTCGCCCGAGAAACTGACTGGTCCAAACCAGACCGCCCCAAAATTGATGGCACATACGTCAAGCCAAGGCGATTCCTTGCGTGGGTTGCGACTTCTGCTTCTAGAGGACGCTTAGAAGTCCTGTTCATCGAACAGAAATCCCTACGTGAGCAGCTAACAGAAATCCTGCAAGAGATTGAAGATTACACTTGGACTGATGATGGGCTGGCTAATTTCTCGATTAAAATCAGCCGTAAAGGTACTGGCCTGGAGACTTCATACTCAATCCTTCCGAAGGTACGTAAGGTACCGGAAAAGATTGTTACCGAATGGAAGACCTCACGAGATAGTATTTGGCTACCCAACTTCTTTGAAGGAAAGGATCCTTTTGACGGACGTCAAACTGATGAAAAAGGTTTGCCAGCTGGCGGAACGGATAAGCGAGGAGCCCATGTCTCTCCGAAAAAAGCAACTAAAAAAGTAGAAGATGAGCAAGAGTTCTGATCGACCACACTATGTAGACGAGACTACCGAAACTGTTTACGTTTCTACCACTAACTTGGATGAATCCTTTTCTTCCAAGCAGTGGGCTGAAAAGACGTTTCCTGGTTATACCATCGTCTTACTTTCCCCTAACGACTTAAAAAAGAAAATCAAGGATGATACACAAGATGATTGAACTTACTGTTTCTAAAAATGATCTAGGTTTGCACGAAGCAACCTGCACATTGACCCTTCCTCCTATCACTGTGAGCCGTGCCAAGGCTGATCGTGATGATCTGGAGTATGAACTACGTCGCGCCCTCGAAGAAGTCGTCGGTGAGATTGCAACCAAACAACTTAAGGATGAATTCTGATGCCTAATGTCAATACCGAAGGTCTGCCTCCTGAAATGCAGGCCCGTTTAGCTCAAATTATTGAAGGCGCTAAGCAGCAAGCAGTGCAGCCTCAGCCACCGGCACCTGTTTCTACTAAGCCTGAAGTTCGTCAGCCCAGCCTGATGGATCACTGCATTGCAATGCGTCAAGAAATTGCCGCTCTACGTCAAGAAACTGCAGCCCTTTCTCAGCAAATGAATGCTGTTGCTCAAGTTGTTGATGCCTGTGGTCAAGCAGTGGGGCAGCTGTATGCCACGTTTCAAGCAACGACCGCAGTTACAGATCCAGGCACAACGTATTCGTCGCAGTTCCAAGAACAAGTAACAGAGGATGACTACTGATAAGCCCTACAGGATTCAAACTGCTAGCGGCTATCGTAAATACCTCTGTAGTGGTCTCTATATGCCGAGTGTGACTACGGTCCTTTCGGCTACCGAGACTGAAAAATCCAAAGCAAGTCTCAGAACTTGGCAACAAAATAATCCAGGTGCTCTTGAAGAAGCATCTACCCGTGGTTCTGCGATACACTTGGGATGCGAAAATTATCTTCGCGGTTTAGATCCTGGAGTCCCTGATCAATATCAGGACTTCTGGAATGGCATTTCGGAATACCTTGATTGGTTTGACGTCTTGCATTGGTCGGAACGCCCCTTGCGTCCTGACTGGAATCACCTTCGTTCTGACGATCGTGAGGTTGCTTACGTCTGGAGCACAGAGCATCTATATGCCGGTTGTCCTGACTTGATTGGAGAAATCGGTGGCGTCAAAGTCATCGCTGACTTCAAGACAAGCAACGCCCCTTACTCAGCTGTCTTCCCTGAAAAGGGTGACCGCATTGGGTTTGGAGGATTCCGTAAATACCAAAAGTGTGCTCAACAAATGGCGGCTTACCGCCTCGCGTTAGAAGAGCGGACTGGATATAAGTGTGACGTAGCTTTGATCATTGTTTCAACTCCCGAAACATCTCAAGGCATCTTCATTGATGGCGAACAGATGGATCGGTTTGAAGCGAAGTTTCTAAAGCGTTGTAAACAGTTTCATGATATGGAGAGTGACGAAGAAAATTCTGCAGATAGCGGTCAATAAGAACTGCCAAAATAAAAGCAACCCTCAGTTGGTTGCACGGGGATGGTCAAACATCCTCGTTGACATTGATTACTTACTTGGATGGGTGAAGGCTGGCTATGGCTGGTGCTCCACCCATTTTCGTGAGAAGCATCGGAAGGCTGATAACGCAGCGGGTAGCAACCTTGTTGTCCTTGACTTTGATGGAGACACCACCCTTGATGCCTTCTGGTCTACCCAGACAGCTAAGGACTGGTGTCTTGCTACCTATACCTCTGCCAGTCACACCAAAGAGGAGCACCGCTTCCGTGCCCTGTTCCCTCTTGGTCTTGATCTACTCACTGCTAGCAAGCACAGAGCTGCTTATTGGCTGATCGTTAACCGTCTGCTCGCTGACCTTGGTCTCGAACAGATGAAAGACAACTGCGGTCAGAAGCCAGAACGCCTCTGGTATGGCAACACCAATACCGAAACGCAGCTGAATGAAGGCGCTCACGTGCCTGACTTCCTGCTAGCTGACATCGACTATGACGAGCCTGCGGAGTACACCAGCTCCGACTGCGATGAGATTGATATCAAGCGTTGCCAGTGGCTCTTACAGAACTTCCTGAGGCCCACTGATGACGATGAATACGAGTCCTACTTCGTGCCTGTCATGGCTGCCTGTGCAGGGGTAGGGACTGTTCTGTTTGATGATTGGGTCGAGTGGGTTCTACGTGGTCATCACGGGCACAAAGAAGAAAACATTCGGCCCTTTAAATGGAAAGGTCTCGGCAGATATGCAGGTCACACTAAACTGTATTCGCTAGCCAAGAAGCAAGACGCTACCTGGACTAGACGTCTTCCTCCTGAACTCCGTTTTGGAGCTGCAGGTGGCGCAGTTGGTTACACAGAAGCTGATCCAGTTATCAGTTTTGAAGAAGTTATATCTCACAACAAAGGAGTGCATATGGATTTTGAACCAGAACCGTTGCCTGATGCCAAACAGGCACCTAAGAAACGTGGACGACCGAAGAAGTCCAGTGATGACTTAGCTAAAGAACGTGAAGCCGATGTGGAGAAGGTCAAAGGCATCCTCTCGGGGCTGCGTAAGAACCGCTTGACGAACGCTATTGAGTACGACGACCCGCAAGGAAAGGTCGTCCAACTCGAAGGTCAGGATCTCGATCTGATGACCACCAAGCTCTCTTGTGAGTACGGGGTGTTTATCCCTGAGCAGCGGATCAAGCAAGCGATTCAGTACGCCGCTCTCAAGAACAGCTACTGCCCCATTACTCGCTACCTCGACAGCTGTGCAGCTAGCTGCCAACCGCACCCTGAGTGGGGTCGTGTCGGTGAGGAGTTCCTAGGTAACAAGCACAGCCTTGCAACCCTTGCCATGCAGCGGATGATGATCGGCGCAGTGGCTCGTGCCTACAACCCTGGGGCATCTATGTCCTGGCTTCCGATCCTTGTTGGCGCACAAGGCGTGGGTAAGTCAATGCTGGCTCGCAACCTAGTGCCGGAGAACCTGTTCGCAGAGATCACGACACCACTAGAGACCCTGATGAAGGAGCAGTACCGCCTTCACATGGCGTGGCTGCTTGAGTTACCTGAGATTGATAACTACTTCTCAGTCAAGAACATTGAGAACTTCAAGAACCTTGTGACTAGCAGGGTCGATGAAGTGCGTTATCCCTACGCATCACTGCCTTCCAAGCTTCCACGGAGGTTCGTGATGATTGGTACTACAAATAGAAACCAGTTTCTTGTTGACAGTACTGGTAACCGTCGCTTTGTGCCACTAGAAATTGGGGCTGGATTTCAGATTCCTTGGAAGAAATTAATCTCTGAACGTGATAGTCTTTGGGCTGCAGCGGTACACGCTTACCGCGACGGTGTTGGATATGAATTCAACAGTGGAGAGATTGCTCAGATTGCTGATTACATTCAGGAGTTTGGAGATCCAGATCCTTGGCTCGACAAGATTGCTGCATACGTAGCTCTACGACCTGAGGTCACCGCTGCAGACGTTCTGTCTCATGCACTTGAGCTTGACCCTCGTAGTCAATCTCGACGTGAGTCACGACGTGTAGCTGACGTTCTGCAATCTATGGGTTGGCGACGATTAGTCACTAGCCGAAAAGATGCGACGACAGGTAAATCAAGATCGGTACGTGTTTGGAAACGTCCAAAGAACGATCCTATTGACGAAAGTCATATCTTGAACGATTTCTGATTACACTTTAGTTAAAGAAAAGGTATTAATATGCTTGCATCTAAGATCGAAATTGGGCTGCGTGTCCGTGTGAAAACTAATGACATGACAGCATTAGTTGTTGGTCGTCCTGAGTATTACACTCCACGATCAAAACTCGTTCGTATTAAATACGAAAACAGTACTCGCTATGAGTACATGATTAATCATCAACTGGATCCACTGCCTGATGATGAGCAGTATCCAGCTCTAGGTGGTACTTACTCCAAGCCTGAGGGGTCGTTCTGATGGCTGAAGCGCAACCCTCTAAGAAGCGTGGTGGTCATGCCTATGGACGACGCATCAGACAGCTATCCAATACTGCTGAGGAAGGTGAACTATGTCTCTACACAGGTCATTCTTTAGGCGCATACTCAACTCACAGCATGCGTTACGACAGCCACCAAGCATGTGTGCGCTGTGTTGCTGGTGCCCGTGAAGGGCGTATGTCTTTTGACATATCAAAACTTCTTAAGAAGAACAGAATCAAAGCATTGAAGTTCTGGTCTCAAGTTGAAATCGGTGCACCCGATGAATGCTGGGAATGGAAGGGATGTGTCAACAAACGTACACAACAACCACAATTTGCATGGCGTAGACATGGTATATCCAGCTCTACACAGCATCACCCTCAGCGCGTTGCTATGTGGTTTACTTGGGGTGATCTTGGATTTAGCGGTGTTAAAACCACTTGTGGTAATAAGTATTGCTGCAATCCTTTTCACCTTATTCCGCAAAATGTTGGAGTCTTTGTAGATCACGACAGCTATCTAGAAAGTTTTGAGCTTGCTTGCGAACTCCATACTCTCAAGCAGCAAGTGTCTGAGTATGTAATGGAGCAAGCCATAAAAGAGCAAGAGAAAATGCTTGCTGCAGAAGGAATTGATGAACGAGAAGAATTAATCCTCAATCCAAACACAATGTTTGATGAGCGCTTCGAAGCAGTCATGGTTGATATGCTTGCTGGCCGTCATATCAGTCAAACAAAACCTGATTCTCCTGGTCTATTTGATCAACCAGAAGATCATAGAAATGATGATGATCCCACATCAGACTTTTAAATTACTTATCCTTAAACAAGAGTCATTTAGTTATGTCAAGACGTACCGATTTACTTCAACGATTACTTCAGTCCGAGAAGTGGGGCGAAGAAAAAGAACAGGAGCAGAAATTTCTAGCTGCTACTGCTGAACTCATCCTTACTGATCTGATTAATATCGCAAGCAACGGCATTCTTAATCAAGGTGCTGGCAGCTTAGTGATTAATTTGCAGAATGACTCCACTACATACATGAGTGGTGCTGATGTAGAGGTTGATCTAGTGTTTGCCGAATCAGCCGAAGATGATGAGGTAGTTACATTCTTGCGTAAATTGTTGGAAGAGATTGACGAAAATGATTACTCAAAAAACGTCTTAATTACATTAATCAGTGATGCTGGAACAAGAACATTTGCAGTCGAAGCAGGTGGGAGCCAAGAGAGCTTCCGATCGATCGCAGCAGAATTTACAGGATAAGCTCAAGGAAAGCGGACTCAAGCTCCCTCTTTATCCAACACCTCAGCTCATTGAACGAGCACGTGCGGTGATGGGAAGTATTGACTTTGATCCGACTAGTGATCCAGTGCAGCAAGTACTGGTAGATGCAACGTCTGTTCCATCTGTAGAGATCAATCCTCTGCAAGAGCACTGGCATGGAAATGTATGGGTAGCACCGAAGGGCGCTGTACGTAATACACGAATTTGGCTGAATAAAACGATCAATGAGTACAGAAACAACCACATCAAAAGCTTCGTTTTCTTTACGTCAGCTAGCGAGATTATCCGCGCCACTCCTGTTATTTGGGACTATCCTGTTTGCATTCCTTTCAGGCGCATTAAACAACTTCGCGCTACAAGCAAAGGTTTCGAGTCTGTATGCCCTTCTACGTGGAACGTCCTGATCTACGGACCACCACTTGATGAAGCAATTAACGATATCGACAAAGTAAGTTTGTTCTACAACACCTTCCGTGATATCGGTCGTGTGATCTATAACGAGTTCGCTGGTGATAACTGGCGTAAGGATTTAGAGCATTACGAAGAGCACCGGGGGGATGTCTGATGTCTCGTCACATATCACCTTCTGCCTTTTACTGCCTGCCATCCGGTAACAAGGTCCATCCTTGCCGACTTATTCAGAAAGATGGCACGCTCATGTGGAAGCATGCACTGCTCTTTAACAATGAGTTTGCTTCACTGCCTCTGACTCAAGCTCATGAAGCACACATCCTGAAGACTGCTCTACGTCTTGAAGAGCTCAATGCCTGGGTATCCCAAGGCCTTGATCCATGGGACTGCTTACGCCCAGTCAGGTGGTATGACCCGAGCCATGATGAGTTCGCAGATGGCATCACTGTTCTGTTTAAGCACACCACACTGCCATCTCAGATTATCCATAAGCACCTACTAGAACATAAGCAAGAGCACGAAACCCTTACTTATGACAATGGATTATTCAAGTTTAAACGCTGTTGATTTGCGCCCTATCAGGCGCTATCACCTTTTTCGATAAGTCGATTCAAATACCAACGTGCTTTCTTTGCATCTTCCAAGGGGTTCTCCTTCAGCCAAAGCCGCAGCATGTACTTCAGTACTTGCCCTTGAAGGAATCCAAACGTCACATCAGGAGCACTATCGATGGCATCTTCAATGACATCAATTGCTTCTGTCTTGCCAGCTGTGTAGTGACTTGGACTGTTGACTGGATCTTTCTTGTATGGATTCTCAATTTCATCGTTATCCCACATGTCACAGTCTTGCTTACTGCACCATTCTTCGTATTCCTTGAATTCGTTTTTGAAATTGCTGTAATCCATGTATCCGCATTCTGTTGATTCACTACCTAATATAAGAATATAAATCTCGAATTGTGATATGCCAGCTCCTAAAGGTGATCCAACCTATATCAAGAACAAAGAACTGTATTTTATAAACATTGCCAAAGCTGTTGGTGCAGGATCTTCACATCCCATTGCTAAAGGTGGATGCGTCGTTGTCCGTGATCGTGAGATCGTTGGTGACGGTAGAGGCATTCTTACCGACAGCAAAATTGAAATAGATCCAGTCTGTTATGCCATTGCTGCTGCTTGTAGAACAGGCACTCCGATGACAGGCGCTGTGATCTATACCACCCGCTACCCATTCTCTGCTTCTGTTTTCCAAGCTCACATTATGGGAGTACGTAAATTTGTCGTACTCGCCCATCAGTGGGAGCCCTACTACAAAGATGAATTCCGTAGGGCAGGAAGACTTGCACGAGAACTATCTATCGCTATTGAACCTTATTACGATGATCCAGACCCAAGATTTGCAGTCAACTCACGAGCAGATCGAGAGATTGATGAAACGCTCTACCACGACGAAGGAGAACATACCCCAGATGACTATGACCCGAAAGATGCCAGAGAAATCCAAAATGACAACTGAATTTATCTTTGACCTTGAGAGCACTGGGCTACTCAGGCAAGGCTCAACTATTCACTGCATTGTGATGCGTGATCTCGCTAATGTAGAAGAAGCACAAGTATTTGATTACAAGCCTGAACGTGCTGTTATTCAAGGCGTTAAGGCTCTGGAGAATGCCGATGCTCTGATTGGGCACAACATTATTGGATATGATATTCCCCTCATCAAAGAGCAATTTCCAGACTTTGCACCACGAGGTGAAGTTGTGGATACACTTACTCTTAGTCGTCTCTATTATCCTAAGATTATCGATCGAGACTACGAAAGAAGACCTGCGGGAATGCCTCAGAGATTATATGGCAGACATAGTCTCGAAGCTTGGGGATACCGATTAAAGTGTTTCAAGGGTGACTTCGGTAAAGGTCCTGATGTTTGGGACACTTATACACCGGAGATGCTTGATTACTGTATTCAAGATACAGAAGTAACTGTCAAACTATATGAACTACTGAAGAGGAGAATGAATGACTATGCCTAAGAAAAACGATCCACTTACTCTTGAAGAAATCACTGAAGCAGCTGATGTTTTCTTCCCATTATTTGAAGTAGTCCACAGTCGTATGCCGAAAGGTTCAAAGACTGAGGACACACTGAGAGTGATGGAAAGTGTCGCCAAGCTTGGTCATAAGCAAAGGGCGGACAAGCTGCTCGACGAAAAATCCTTGACGTTTGGTTTTAACAAAGATGCTGATTCCTGATTACGTAAAACTTGAGATGACTTTGGCAAACCTGATGTCTCAACAAGAAGCATCAGGCTTTCGCTTTGATATGGATGCAGCGGTGCGTGTTCGCGCTGAATTGCAAGAGGAGTTCGACACTCTGACGCAGCAGATCAGATCTATTTATTTGTACGTGCCTGGCAAGGTATTTACCCCCAAGCGTGCAGATAAAAAGAAAGGATATGTAGCTGGTGCGCCGATGACTCGGTTGACTGAATTCAATCCAACGTCACGGCAGCACATCGCCTGGGCTTTACAGAACTATCGCGGTGCTCGGTTCACTAAGGTCACTGATACTGGTAAGCCAAAAGTTGATGAGGCTTCTATTAGTGAAGTACGAGACGTAGCTCTGTCTCAAGGCAAGCAGCAACTCCACGACGAGTGCGAGATGTTCATCCGTCTGCTGACATTGCAGAAGTGGTTAGGGCAACTGTCGGAGGGAACCAACTCTTGGTTCAACTCTATTGAGGGCGACGGTTGCATCCACCACAGCTGCACACTCTCGACACAGACGGGACGTAATGCGCACCGTGGTCCGAACCTGGGACAGGTCGTGAGCGCACCATGGGCACGGGAGCTGTTCGTTCCTCATCAAGGCATGGTAATGGTCGGCGCTGACCTAGAAGGCTTAGAGCTCAGATGTCTAGGGCATTACCTTGCAAGGTTCGACGAGGGAGCGTTTGCTGAAGTGGTTATCAATGGCGATATCCACCAGCAAAATGCAGACCGTGTTGGATGTACACGTAAGGAAGTCAAGACTATTACTTACGCCTTTATTTACGGTGCTGGAGATGTGAAGTTAGGTCACAGCCTTTCTCCTGAACTATCAGACGCACAGAAGAAAACACTCGGTCAAGAGCTACGTCGCAAGTTCCTTGACGCTATTCCTGGATTGGAGCCATTAATTGATGCAGTCAAACTTAAAGTTAGAACAAGTGGTCGTCTTCGGGCTCTTGATGGTCGTCCTGTTTTCTGTACTGCAGAGCACGCCTCACTCAACTACTTACTCCAATCTGCTGGAGCCATCATCAGCAAGCGTTGGGTGGTAGTCGGTCAAGAGATGATTGATGCTGCTGGTCTTACGTATGACCATGACTACACTCGCTGTGCGTATGTGCACGATGAAGTTCAACTCTCTGTTGTCCCGACTGAAGTTGATCGAGTCAAGCAGCTGTTAGAAGCAGCAGCTCCTGAAGCTGGGCGTTATTACAACTTCCGTGTTCCTATTACAGCAGCTGCAGATCATGGTGAAAACTGGGCTGCCACTCACTAGCGGTCAATATAAATATTTCTATTGATCTAAATATAATAGAAATATGTTAGATCATGCTATCCGTGAACTACAAGAAAAGCACCCTTGGATGCTTTATGAGGAAGCTTTTGCCTTAATGATGGATAGCTATTATCGTCATAATCCCGAGCAAAAATATAGCGGAATGAATAAGACGCTTATGCAGATTGACTTTGGTATCTTCTTACGTGAAGATAGGCGGAAGCTGATGAACCGCCTTGCCGTTATTCAAGAATTTATGTAATCACTGGCCTTGCATAAATTTACTTGGATCAAAACTAAACTTCATTCCTGCTCCAAAACTGGTTGG